ACATCACCTGCTAAATCGCCAGCAAATGTCGCTATAGGGGCTATTTCTCTATCTTCACCAAACTGAGATTGAATGTTGTTTAAATTTTTAGCATAATCACCTGCAAAGTCAATCTTATCACCTGTTACTGCGCGGTAAGCACTTGTTCCTAATGTCGCTGGCACTGCTAGAATTTCATCTGCAAACGAGCCGCCCATCATAGGCTTAGTTAATGCAGCACGTCCATAAGCACCGACTTCATCGAGCATAGTAGGGGCTTGCGCAGGGGGTTGGACCTCTTGCTGTGGTGTGTCCTCAATTATCTCGAAGTCTGTTTCGTATTCATCAATAACTTCGAAGTCTGTTTCATAATCAGTCACTTATAAACCTACCATCTTTTATTGTACCAATTTTCCCTTGGTATCGAACCTTCTTTCCTTCCGCAGAAGGTGGAAATTTTTTACCTTGCGCGGCTTTAGCTTTCGCGCCGTACTGCTTTTGGTATAATCCTGCCGATTGATTAATCATGCCCTTTTCAGCTTCTCTTCTTAGTTCAGCTTTTTGCTTTATTACCTCATCGCCATCACCCACCACTGGGAAATATTTTGCATACTCTTGCCTCATCTCATCGGCCCCAATTACCGCACCTGACTCTTTGCGGAGATTAGCTGATAGCCAATTTTGCGCTGCATTTAAGTACTGTTGCTGCTCTGGTGTCGCTTTGGCTCTGACTCCATACTCTCCTAAAGCCGCTCCAGTATCTCCAAGCGGCAAGGCCGTCAACATCCCAGACAAGCTTCCTGCTATGCCTGTTTGCCCCCTATCTGCCTTCGGGTCTTTACCCAACATGTTATCCATTATTTGCCTACTCTTAACCATGCGGTTAGCAAAATTAGCGGCTTGGCTTTGCCCGTCGCTATAGCTGAGAGGATTTTCTTTTCTTCGCGCCTCTTGTATCTGAGCGAACTCATCCTTTATCAACTCCTCTTTTACTAATTGCCTCTCCTTTGGATTCATACCGTCTGTGTTTATTGTTGCTGTTAAGCTATCAAACATTGAGGAGTCTATGGGCCTTGTCCCCATCTGATTTGATGGGTCATAAGTTCCGTGCATATTAAGAGTTTCTTGCTGTACTGGCACTAAAGAATCAAAATCAAAACTACCTTTTTTGCGTGATAACGAGCCGCGTATATCAGGTGCGCCCATCATATTTCCAGTGTTCGGATCCATTGTGGGTCGCAGTTTCGCTTGGTAAACATCAACAGCAGCCTCTTCTTGCGGCGATAAGGGTATCCCTTGAGCTAATTTCATCATTCCTGAATCTGCTAAAGCTTTCGGATCATTTGCTTTATCGGCTTGATCTGCAAGTATTCTTTGCTTCTTCAAGTCCATTAAATCTTCACGCTGCGCCATTTGTATGCCGCGCGTAATAGCATCGAAGAAGTTTTCCTGCTGTCTTTGCTTTAATTGAGCGCCCTGCATGAATGATGAGTTATCTAGTTGAAAGCCCATTATACCTCTCTCATTTCTATGCCGATCTGGTCGTAATCAACATGCTTAATGCCGCTTAGCTCCATAACGGCTTCAGGTTTTACTTTCTCAACTTCTTGCGCCATAACGCCGATATATTGCTTATCGCCGCCCTTATAGTTGAATTTGTAAGTATTGAAGCCGTTTTCCTTGCCGATATATTCAATATTCTCTTTCATACGAATATCAGACATGAAATAAGCTGTACCTAACTGCGCACCTGTGCTTAGCAGAGTATCAAACATGCTCGGCTGTGATGCGTTAGCATTCGCTGCTGATTGTACCGCGCTACCTACAGATCCTAATGTTTGGCTTGCAGCATTAGAATAGTTATTTCCTACACCTGTAAGCTGCCCTGTGGCTGTTTGTCCGATACCTGCCATAGAGGCTAGGCGGTTAAACATATTAGTCTGGTCGTTGTTATAACGGTTGTATGAATCCATGTATGTTTGGTCAGCCATGTTCGCGTTATATTCACTCAGGGCTTTAACAGTTGATGGGTCGTAATATTGGCCTCTTGCTGCTGCCGCGCGTTCTAAAGCTTTTTGGCCTTCATCAAGCCTGAATTGATAGCCGGGGTCGGCTTCAAACTGATCCATTCCGAATGTCTGCATGAGTGAGCCAAAACCATCAGCACTTTGTTCTGCCTCCATTTCTGCTGCTATCGCTGCGTTTAGTCCGTCTAGGTCAACTTCTGAGTTAGTTACTGTCTCGTTTGTTGAAAATGGAGTATTGTATTGGCTTGTTGTTGCTGCGTTAGAAACATCACCTATATATCGTGGCTGGGTTGTTAGCTGGCCGTTTTCATCTATATAAAGATCCTGACCACCCATACCGCCAGTTGTTGATGTTGTTTCTGTTGTGTATGAAGGAGCTAATTCGTTGTAAAGCTGTTCTCTTGATGAGCCTATGCCCATCATGTTACTCAACATCTCCAATCCACTAAGACCTGTATCATAGTAAGGCTGGATATACTGTTTGTTCTCGTTGTAAATATCTTCTTGGATGTCTAGTGCTCTATCTCCGTACTGGATTGCTGCACTAGCATCAAAGCCGCCGCTGCTTTTACCGCCCATCTTCTATCCTTTATAAAAACCGATAAAGCCACGTATTTTAAAGCCCATCATACCGAATATCCGCGCATGTAAGGGAACTTTACCTTTAAATAGGTAGCTTAACCGTAATGTGAGTTTGTGTTTGTCGGCAACATTGCAAACCGCTTCCTTTAGGGTTTTAGTCGCCTTGTATGATCTGTGTTCTGGCAGGATATAAAACATATAATCTGCCAACATAGTTTCGTATGACCATGCCGCTTTAACTGTGCATAGCCCCCAAAAACCTATTATCTCGCCGTTCTTTTCAAGTAATACTTGCGGGGCTTGTGTGTAAGCCTTATTAACCCATTCATATAGTAAATCAGGGTCAACGGTTTCGGGTATAATCTCTTTTAGTTCTTTGTAGCCATCCCAAGCCATTTTATAAACAGTAGGGAGGTCTTGTCTTGTGGCATATCTAGCTAACATCTGTTATTTTGCCGTTTACCACTGTAACAGTGTCACCATCGGCATTATTAAACGATCCTGTAAAACCCTCTTTGCTTTCCTTCGTTACAGACCTGAACCATTTGATCCAAGTATCTCTAAAGCGCCCATCTTCTTCTAAGGTCACATCTTGAATAGGTGGGTTTTTAAGCGCCATTTAAATAAGCCTCATTTAATTGAAATGCTGTAGGTGCAGAGCCTTTTAAGTGGTAGACCCTATCTCTTGATTGCCCTAGTCTGCGCCATTCTACGCGCTTTCCGTACTCACCTAATTTACCAAGTGAAGTCCATAGCTCGTTAGACCATGTAAAGCCGCCATCGTCTGAATATCTCAGCATTATTTGAGGGTCTGATCCGTCTGCTTGGCCTAAACCTACATCACAGTCCAATTCGAGTTTAGAATGAGTAATAAGCTGTTTTTCCATGTCATAATGGGGCGTTATGCGCTCCCATATCATTTCCTCGCCGTAATCATCATAATTACCCAAGGAAAGCTCATAGATATTGCCGTTTTCACGATCTCCGATAAGGTTCTTGTTATCAAATACGAAGTGACACGAGCCTTTATGCTGCTCTCTTGCGTTTATTGTCGCATTCTGAAAGCTGCGCTCATGCCATTGCTTTGTTGCGTGGTCGTAAACTAGAGTTGTATCCAGTCCCTTAACCTGTAAGCAGTAAAAAGCGTGTCCTTGTTGGTGATATGTCCATGCATAGGACTCATCCCTTTGTGTGGACTCTGCTATTCGCTTGTCTATAGCTTGTGTTGAGATTTTAGTAGCATTGTAGCCATTTGATCTCCAAACCACTCCACGCCCTTCCTCGTCAACGCCAAGCCATACTAAAGCGTTGTCTGTTCTTTTAACTGTAAAAGGGGCTTCGCAGCCTGTCGGTATAACCGAGCCGTCTATTCTTTCAAACGGAAAGGAAGCATTGCCGGTATTGTCAAAGACCTCAACTGATCTATTGCCAAAACCCCATAAATTACCTCTATCCGCAGCTAATCCGATTAGGTTATCAGGGTTTGATGACATTACTGCAAAGTCTAAAGCGTCCCATGTAAAGCCATCATTTAAAGATGATATATAAAACGCTGCTGAATTTGCCTTATTGACGATAAAATAACCATCCAGATAAACTACAACTGACGCGTTAGGAAAATCACCGTCAGTTATCTGAGCAAATGTATCTGTACTCTGCGTGAATATCCAACCATCCATACCATCAACAATCATTACTTGATCGCCGTTCTCAGCAATGGATACTCTGCTTGTCGCTGTGTTGAGTGAACCTAAGTTCGTACTTCCTGTAGCTGTAATCTCGTACAGATCAAAGCCTGATACCACAAAAGCGCGGCCTCTTGATGTTGATATGCACCCGCGTATCGGGCCGCTTCCTACAGTTCTATAAACCGAAGTGCCTGGGCATTTCTTTAACGCTACAATATCCTTTGAATTTTCATTCTCAGACACTAAAGGATATAAATTTATGGTTCTTTGGACATCAAACTTGCGCGAGTCCATTTGATAAGACGGCCCGACTATAGGAATCTTCATCGAACCTGCCCTGTATTAATATCGTATGTACCGCTTCCTAAAAATGCGCTATCAACAGCTACCTTGTTATTATTGTTTTTCTTGTTCTGCCTGCTTACCGCTGCAAGGGAGTCTTTCGCTATGGTTTTTACAGTCTGAGAAGCTTCTTTTTCATAGTCAGGTGCTAGTCTTACAGCCAAGTTGTAAATAATCGCTGTTTCGTACTCTAGCGGCATTTCAAATGTTGTCGTTAAAGAGCTAAAGCTTGTTAGTGGTTTTTCTGTAAACATCGTCAATGTGGTATAGGAATATCCTACAGGCCAGATATAGATGTTTCCTGTTGGATAATTACCATCGAAGTAAATCTTTTCAGGTGTGCCTGTTAGGTCTTTATCCGAAATACCCGCATATTCAACATTATCCATTAAGCTTAATGGCGTATCAAAGCCATTCTCACTTACATAAGCCGCTTTAATATCTCTTGGTAGTGTAGTGTTAAAAGTCTGCCCAGAGCCTATAGTATAGGAGGTAGCCCCAGACAGACTGAATGTTTCTTTAGTTTCGGTGAAGATTAACGCACCATCAGTTGACCACTGCGCAATCATTGCGTTCATTTCATCAAAGCCGTCATTGATCTCTTCATTGGTCAGGGTTGAGCCTTGGCCTAATACCGAGATTTTCTTATGTGCTTTTTGAACCAGATCACGCGCTGTTGTCATTAAGACAGTACCTTAGTCGGGTAGTTTGTAACTGACTCAGGGCGAACCACTAGAAAGTCCATAGTTTCGCTTGCTGCATCAACTGGACTTGCTGTTGTATTAACAACCTGAATTGAGATTGAATCATCGCCAGTTACACGAACAGAACCGAGGATAATACCCGCGTCTAGGTCAGATTTAATCACCTGAACAATATCGCCTGTCTTAACGCCTGTTAGTGTGGCTGTTTCTTCTTCCGAAGTGTTAGCGGCAACTGAGCCTAGATCAACTGTAGCCTGCATGACTGTGATTGATTTGACGTTACCTGCAATAATACCTGTGCTCATATTTTAAGCTCCTTATATAAAGAAAAACCCCCGCTTACGCTTCCAACGTTTAGCGAGGGCTTATTAGATTTACGCAGTGATACGTGTTGACCACTCAGGACGAACCGCATCAAAACCATACAACACGTCATAACGTGTGGTGATCTTACGGTATGTCTGGTCGTAATCGCGAACGATATTGACTGTGATGCCGTCAACTGTTTCAGAAGCTACCAGATCAACACCTTTAGGCTGGTACAGTGGAACTGTAACCATCTTGAACGCTGATTTGTGCAGAGCTAAACTCTGGTTGTAAGTTGTGGATGCTGTAGCGCCACTTAATAGCGTAATTGTCTTGCCATCAGCAGGCAGTGCATCAACGTTCTTACGACCATCAGTAGCAGCCGCATATAGTGATGGAGAAATAGGAACATCAGCTTCGCCACTTGTGAAAGTCGTATCAGCAGTTACTACGAACTTCTGTAACTGGCCGGTAGTCTCTTTCGTGATTGGGTGAACCATGTAAATATCTTCAACTGTGAAGACTGTACCTTTTGTCCATGTGTTGCCTGAAGTAACGCCATCAATATGAATGATTGCATCACCCTCAGAGCCAGTACCATCAGTAAGTGGTGTACCACCTTGAGAACCTGTTGTAAGGCTACCGACTAGTTGAGTTTGAACCCAATCAAAGCCATCTGCACGTCCGATGTAACCATCACGGTATTGCTTGGCAATTTCCTCAGAAGACTGGAATAGACCTTTACGGGCGTCAACCGCTTCTGCACCGTTACGGCTGTTCATAAACAACATACGGTCATTCAGAGGAGCTAGGTTTTCATCAAGCAATGTCTTAGACTCTAAGATGTCTGAAACAGTGAATTGAGTGCTACCTGCTGTACCTGATAAATTGTATGTTTTGTCAGTTGCAATCTGGAAACAACGCGCTTCGATTTGGTGAGCTAGTGCATCCGCAGCAGGCATACCAAAACGCTTAAGTGCGTTCTTAACATCAACATCTGTCGCTAGTTCTAAAGAGTCAAATTCATCAGCAGTTGTTGCTGTCTTATCAAGCGTTAGGGCTGCTTTTTCTTCTTTAGAGTCTTTGTTTAGTGAAGAAATATCCAAGTTATCTTCTTGAACAATCTTACGAGCAGGGATAGATGTGTAGATCGTATCGCCTGATTTAAAGCCGTTTTTACCGTCAAACTCTGACTCATCTGCTTTATCTACAAATGAACAGAACTTTAGGTTATCACGTAGTCTTTCTGCAACACCCTTGGCAAATAACCCAGGGCCGTCTTTTACTGTATTAATTGTATTAGCCATTTAATATCTCCTTATTTAAGCCCAAGTGCGCCAAGTACGCTCTCTGCGTCATCTAGCGTTCTCTTAGGCTTGGCTGATCCTTTTGCCTTTGCAGGCGGTTTAGGTAGTGGTTGTGGTATTTCTTTTTGTGGTGCGCTGACCTCTTTCATGTATCCCTCTAGCTTCCTCTTGATGAGGGCAGGGGGCTTACCTAAAAGGGCTTCAATTTTCTCAGGATTAGCGCCGAGGTGATTTAGCAATGCGGGAGCGTTTTCACATTCAAAAGCCATGTATTTGCCGAACTCTTGAAAGCCTGCATCGTCTTTAGGAATCATTTCGATGTATTCCTGTACGACTTGCGTATTGGCTTCATAGTCAGGATTTTCCGCTTTAAACGCGGTTTCCAGCTCTTGGAAGTTTTCTCTTGATTGCTGATATTGCTCGTTAGCGGCGGCTTGTGCCTCTTGTACTAACAGTGCCTCTTGTGCTTTGCGCGTTACGCGCTCGTCATTGTAATCCTCAAGTGCCTTTTCATAGTCGGCATCAGTATCAAAATCACTAAGCTCTGGTTTCTCAGGTTGCTTTTGCTCTTTTAATTCTTGAAGCTTCTTCTGCGCATCTTGAATTTTTTTGTTTAGCTGCCTGTTTGCTGCCTTTTGTCGTGCTGTTTTCTCTTCAACTTGCTTTTCGATTAATTCCTTTACTTTCGGATCATCTAAAAGCTTTGCTGCTTCTTCATCACTAAGGCCTTCTTCGGCATTCTCTACTTCCTCAGGTTCTCCTTGCTCGGTTACTTCTGGCTCTGTAGGTTCGGATTGTTGATTTTCGACAGAATCCGTTGCTGTCGTTTCTTCGGCTTCTACACCTTCTACGTTTTCCATTGCTGGTACTCGCTAGTTTAAGTTAAGCCCTAATTGGCGGGAGTTTCCCTTTCAGGCTGGGCTGTTGCCTGTTCTTCTCTTTGGAGGAATAGGTTAATGACTTCTGCGTGTTCATCAGTCTTGGCGGACTGCGCTTGCATCATTTCATTAATGTCTAGAATTGCGTCTGCAAGATCGGCTAGTCTTTCCGACTGTATGCCCTCTGCGCTCAATCGCTTCTCTTCAATCTCGGCAAGGACTTTTAGGCGCTGCGTTTCAGCTTCGGATTCCTTGACCTTTAATTCACCTGCTTGAATTTGGTTGTCGAACTCTTCATTTTTCTTCTTGGTATCCAATGCGATTAAGAGCTGTTCTTTTTCTTGCTCACTTGCCTGTAGCTGCTTCATGACTCCCATAAGCTTTAGTGCTGTAGGATCGTCACCCTGCATTTCAGGAGGCATGTTGGCCTTAATTCTTTCAGCGATAACATCTGCATACGGCCCGCCAGCGGCTTCGATAATCTTATCGCCTGCTATTGATGCGTATTCAGGATGTGCCTTGATTAATTCCT